GCCATGATCAACTTCATTCATTTACTAGGGCATTGCAGGAATAGTACCCTGATGTGAGCTCTTCCCAGGGGGCGCCTATCGCCGTTCTATGGTTAGACGTAGGACCTTGCAACTTCTCTCACACATTCTCTATTTTGCAATCTCTTTCAACTAATTGATACAGGGTCTGCCACAACCTTCTCTATCTGTTATGACAGCAAGACATCCATTCTGATAGAGAGTGTCCTATCCCGACTTTCTCGCGAGGGGTTACCACCGAGCGCCGACATAGGATTCATTCTCTTTACACATTAGAGTCATCCAACCCATCAGGCACAACGCCATCGTCTAGGATCTGCGCCAACAGGCTTCTATCCTCTGGGGTTAGTTCTCTGCTTACATTTCGCTGCACGGCACTTTTGGGCTGTGCAACGCTTATACTATCTAATTCTTCTTTCTGAGCCGTTTGTTTCGTCCCTCTCTTTCTTTGGGGCTTTGGGCTCACTACATCTACACCACCAGCTTGATTCTGGTAGGCGTTCAAATTCTCATTCAACACTTTCATGATAGTCTCAAAACCAGATAGAGTACTATCAAATCTGACTGCACCTGAATAGTGCAGCTCATACACATCTTTGGTGGGTTCATCAACGCCACCAGAATTCTTTTTGACCAATTCTAATTTAGATCCAAAGAAGAAGGCACCAGGTGTTGGGGCCAACTCTGCAAGAATGGGGAACTGTGGATCACTAGTTCCAAGTTTTAACATTTCAGGACCTCCGAAATTCTGATTGGGGCCTCTCTTTCCAAAACACTGCTGCACTGGGCACTGCTTGTTTGGAGTCCTCTTTTGGCGAGGCTTATTTAAAATTTTCTGCCTGACTTCTTTGGCACTTTGCTTAGTTACTTGCTTAGGCTGTCCGGCATCTTTGCCTAGCTTAGCCAAAACAAGAGCAGCAATTTCTTCGGCCATATCAGGTTTTACAGTAGAGGCAGGCTGGCGCTGGTTGGAACTGCTTCTAGCGCGATTATTTGGCCCACGGGATTGTGACCGCGAACCAGATCGACTAGCAGGTGCAGACCTTCCCGAGCCTTCAACATAGAAACCCTGAGGCAATACCGTACCGGGCGCAAACCTAGTAGGAATAGCCTCATGGCTACTTGGGTCCCTTTCAACAATGTCAGCAGAGGTATTGGTATCCGCCTGACTATTTGCAACCCAGAAGACTCCCTCAATGCTGTCTCCGAAACTGGCTCCAGCATGGGGGCCCGTCCCAAGATAGTAAAAATACCATCTGGGGAGTAATTGCTTCTGCTGCCCGTCAGGTGTTTTAAAAGAACGACGGTTGTGTCTATACCAATATCCCTTTTGCTCAGAAGATGGGATTCCATTGGCAATAGGCACTCCTTGTCCACCTGCAAACTGGAACTCTTTTCCCTTCTGGAATTGGGTAATGCCCGAAAACCAAGAGTAATGGGGAACCACACTCCCGGTATTGGGCTGAGTAGTTGCAGTCTGCTTGGGCTGATTCCTTCTGCCTCTATTGCCATTATTTTGTCCACGCTCGGTTTGGTCAGCCCAAGTGGTCTTCTTGAGGATTCCATTACCAGCGCGGTTTCCAGAGGAGCTTCTGCTACCGGCGTTTTCTTGCCCGGGAACAAAAGACATCCTTAAAGTTTAGATTAGATTCTCAACAATGCGGTGTCCGCGCCACTCGGTTTGTTTGAGGGCAGTCGGTAATTTCCGACCTTGGACTTCACATAAACAGCAAAACCGCTAACACCGTCAACCTTGTCTAAGAATGCGCGCTTATAAGTGCAAAGGTGCGACACCTTAGCAACTGTAACATAAGCGGGCAAATCAGACAAAGAGAAGCCAGTGCCTAGCTTAACACCTTGCATATAGAGGTGGCCACGTACATTTGTGGCTGTTAGTGTATGGTAATCTTCAATAATGGGTCTAACATACACAGTACCTTTCACATCTATACACATTAGGTTGTTTGTTTCGGGGTTGAAGCTCCACCAGCTACCAGTCCTGATAAACAACCTTATGCTATTAACAAAATACATAATCCACATTACAATGGACACTATAGTAAACACTATAGAAAATCCAAGATACACATTATTTAGCGCATACACGCAATTAAAAATACACAAAACAATAGTCAGTGGCCACATTAACCACAAGATTATCATTTTCACAACATATATAAACATGCTACGGCTCGTGTAACCGAACTGTAGTATGATAGTAATAAAGAGTAGTATAATGCCCAACAAGAAGTTCCATTCCTTAAGGAATCGAACTGCCACATCGGCCGTCCATTGATAGACAGTCTGGGGGGCTGAAGTGGTACTACTCATAATGTTTGGATTATTATATCATCCACCTCTAACGGGGGCGGTCTCACTTCTTCATTATAATACTTATAAAGCTGCTTACTCCTATTATACACATAAATAGAAGGAGACAGCAACAAAGTATTACACAAACCGCAAAGTTGAATACAAAGTTTAATAGACGCAAGGAAGGCAACCACAATTATGGTGACCATCAAACACACTGCGACTATAAAAATAATCTGCCCCACGTACCATACTGTGTCTATAAGGAATAAATTAAACATTTCTTTCGAGCTGCGTGGCTCTCCAGATGATAAAATCAACAGCTTCTTCTACTAGCTTGCTAACGGCCTTTTTGACAGTTTTGTCGTAGGCCGTGAAACTAGTAATAACTTTTTCTTGACCTGATTTTTCGCAACTTTTTAGGGTAAACTGCGCTGCAAATTTACCCTGGTTGCTACACCAAGCCTTTCATATACTTGGGCATATGCCGAAAGGTGTATGGACGACCAGAATTAAGATGAGGTTTAGAACTAGTAATATAATTTAGCACCTTTGGGCCAAACGTACTAGTATCAAACCCTCTGGTTTTACCAAGATAAACTCTTGTATAAGAGCTCGTGGGTCTAATTAAAGTATACGTAGTACCGTCGAGCGTTGTTGCAACTGGCGTTACTGGTGTACTTAAAGTATAAGACACAGTGGCTGGCTTGCCAGTCACACGTATGGTATTATTAACATGAAAAATTTGCACTTGCAATTGATATAAATAAACTAGGCTGATGCCTAGCATACATGCTACAATAAATGGACCAATAAAGACAGCAGCCAATTTAGCCTTATGACCTAACGCGGCCATAGCTATGGCTGCTTATTACAGGGGCCAAGTAGCAATAAAAATGCTATAAATTATTTAGATTTTCTGTCATCCCAGGAGCGGCTGTGAAAATCAATCCTCATGAGAGGAAATATTATGTATCACAATACCTGCCTGACGTCCTCCATACTCATCACAACAATTTCCACATTTCTTAAAACAACAAGAGCCACAACCTGTGCAGCAACATATAAAAAATAACAAAACACAAACAGCTACACCAGCTAATCCAATTAGCAGCCAAACATACCAAGGCCATTTCACATACATCTCATATGTGCCAATTTCCTTGAGGTTGATGTAACTCTCATTTAAATTCTTAATTGCATCCTGAATCCTGTTCATCTCATAGGACAGGTCAAGGAATGTAACATTTAATTTCCCGATATCGAAAGATAAATCAGGCACAATAGACGTCTGATTCTTAAACCATTTATCTAACTCCTCCTTAAAGTCGGGTAGATTAGTTATTGAAGTGTTCAAGAAAACTTCAGGTGCCTTTGTGTAGTTTACTGCGCAACTACTCATCACGACACTGTTTTTATCTGTAATGGATTCAGGGTAGTAATAATTGCTACCTGTGAACTTCCATTCTCCATGATCTTGAACAAAATATCCAGCTTTAGGTGCTAATCCTCTATCACCAGAAATGCATAGTCCAGGACTCACATTTACCGTTGTAAAGGATGTGGGCACATAGCTGAAATGAATAAAATATAAACCGTAAGGCGCATTCTGGACTAATGACAATATATGATTGCCATTGCCACAGAAATTTATCCTAGGTGATTGGCTTTTAACACACTCATTAACTTTCTCTATAGCCTGGGCAGCACTCACCTTAATAAGGGTCATGTCGCTCAGATGCTTAGATACATATGCATTAAGTGCAGTTAATCTGCCATTAATAAGACGGTCTATCTGAGCCTGCGCTTCAAGAGCATCAAGGCGGGATAGAATTTCCTGTAAAGAAGCACTAATTGCACCAAACCTATTGGAAAGCTGATTCAAAAGGTTATTGAGTGCTTCTGCATTTGAATTGACAACGGACTGAATTTTCGCTAAAGCAGAATTGGTAGCATCGAACCCTTCCTGTATAGCACCTATCGCGTTGTTAAATGAACTAGCTATCATTTTCTGGTTTTCACTAAGAACATTCATAGTGACACCAAGACCATTAATTCTATATTGAACACTTAAAGCAAATGGCACACCTGCAGCTGCAGACCATGGAGGGAACATAGCAGATGCAGTAGCTCCCGCTGTATAACCAGAGATTTGACTCTCGGATAATACAGGCGGTAGCACTTTAATGCCATTGAAAGATTGCACACAAAGTAGGTCTCTAACTTCTTGACCTCCAGTGCAATTATTATATGCTTCGACAAAGCCAACATCAGAGAGTTTGACCTTATCAAATAATACATCCTCTATAGCAGATCGCCCTTGCACTGCCATGGTGCCTTCGCTGCAATATGAGCCAAGGCAACCTAGAAGAGGGCTAAAATTAATATCATCAATCTGACCTGAGATGCCATCTGCCAAGCGTGAATTTAGCGTGACACCTTGGATCAGAGCACTAGCAACTTGTAGTTGCATAGTATCTATGAGGTTATTCACCTCGCCAAGAATGGCATTAATATTATCACAAAAAGAGCCATAATCAACCAACTGTTGTCTACACACTGTATAATCGCCACAGACAAATGCAGCACAATCTATAGTAACCTTCGGAGACCTCGTTTGAATAAACTCCTGCTGGCTAGCTATAGTAAAATTGGTAGGTATTTGCATCTCATATAATCCACCTACAGACTCAACACTATCATTGACAATGCTGACTGTAAATGGTTCAAAAGTAGTTAATTTATAACCCGTACTGACAGACCTACGAGCACGGTGAGCGGTTGAATAGTTGACACAGAGCCCACTACCCATACGCAAATCACACGCGTCAACAGAATGCTCAGTTGAGTTATCAGCATTAACAACACAACCCAAATAATTATCAAAATAGTTAAGTGGTGTCTCCTCACGGGATATGTTGTTATTAAACACATAATCACATTTTAAATTGCGATATAGTAGCGCTGGTTCAGGTGCATCTTGATGATATGCAGCCGAAACGCGCCCACTATAGCAACTTCTTAATAAATAAGTCTTATTAGTAACAATGTCACGGAAACCATTTAAGTTACCATTAACATCATATAAGAGGTTCTGCCAACTATTATAATAATCAGCCTTAACCTCCTTAAAAACACCTTGGCCTGTAATACCGTAGAGGTCATACTTGACACAAACGCCAGTGACCACTTCCGTATTAGGCAATTGCAGATCAGTGGAACATGTAGTACCACTATTAATGCCATTTAACATCAAATTACTAAAAATATGGCAGCGGTCATTAGATAGACAACTGTCCTTAGCCCAGCCAACAAAGGCATCAGCCGAACAATTGCATATGTTGCTGCCACCACATTTATCTTCTAAAATACCTAGACCCTCACAATGATCACCTACGCCAAGCATGCTCCGCGCTTGAAGACATCTAGGATCATAGGTGGTTAGAGGACTAGGGTTACATGTGCAATCGCACTTATGCTTAAAACCTGAAGCCTGAACATTACACTCACGATGCGAGGTACCTGTTGGGCAATTAGCAGACTTAGGTTTACCTGTGACACATGAATAGACTATGCTGGGCTTCGCACAAGGGCAATATGAAGCTCCAACAGTGAAACATGCCTCTGCATAAGCCACGTCATGTATACCACTACCAAATGTAGCCACGTCATTAAATCCATAACGCCTATTCCAGGAGGATGGGTTGTGGTTAATGACAGTGACATTATTTTGTGCAAGACTGTAATAGAGCTGACACGAGGTCGCTCTTGTACTAATTTTATAGTTAAAAGATTGCAAAAGACCCGATTTACCTAGCTGAAGATCAACACGGCGACTGTTGGGTATTGCAAATTTATCTATAGATATGCTACCAAAGCACATTCCATAAACCTTGGAAGCATCTATATTACTACATGAGAGTGACTCAGCCTGAACAAATCTTAATAGACTGCTCAGGTTGAAGTTACAATTTTGAAATGTTTTGCGCTCCCAATTGAGAGGAGAGGGTACTGTGTTAGCAGCAAGCCATTCCTCAATTTTACAATCAGGCAAATTTCTAACACGCCGGTACACTAGTCCTACAGGTTGGACGGTGTAACCGGATAAATCATAGACTCCCGTATTGGGATTCATACTTTGAGTCTTACACTTTATTTCACTGGTATAACTACTAGCACAATCAACTGCGCTAGTAATAATACCCTTTTGGTTAAAATTAAATAAATATTGGCGCTTAACAAGAGGTGTAACCCAATACTGCGGTGAGAAAACACCTGAGGTAGTGGGATTACACATATAAGGCAACACAAAATACTGTGTTAACACAGCACCAATATACGAACTAAACAAAAACGTAGTGGCAGAAGAAACATCTGCATAATACGCATAAAAAGTACCACCCTGCTGATAAAAATGAAAATAAAGCCATTCGGCATTAACATTAAACGTAAAATTACGCGTTAAAATGCACACCGGAGACCTTAAATCTGTGTGCCAAAAACCAATTAGCGTGTTACCGCCCGTATTAGGTTTGCAATACGTGTGCGGTAATTGACAAATGGTATACTGGCAAATAGATGCCATAATAATACCATTGTATGGTTCCAATACTACAGTATAGGAAGTATTAACAAAATTACTACCTATAATTATAGTAGGAAAGTATGAAGCCGAGCCTATGGGCAAAGATGCTTTAAGGTTCTTTACCTTAGCATATATGCCATCGTTAAACTCTGATAAAAAGGGCGGTTCAAACCAATTAAGGCTTAAGGTATTAGTACCCATTAGAGCCATGTTACGATACATGGACCCATGTACAGGGTAGTAACCAGTAAGCAATAATGTGGCATTTAAATAAACGCGATCTAAAACGTAATATGTACCAAGACCTTTAGAAACATCAACTACCTCTGTGCTAACACTGGGTGCGCGCGCATTAGAAATGCTGGTGTTTACACGGTTGATACATCTAAAATCACCAATATACCCTAGACAAGAGGGCAATAGGGTTAAAAACACGAATAGCATGTTTAGATTTCCTTTTAGGCCTCATGCAACCTAACACTGCTATCCGCCATAAAATACAAAATAAGAAAAACAATAATTAACACAGCTATACCCAATAAGACACCTAGTAATATGACCGGTAGGGGGTCATAAAGACAAACGGGTGCCATATAACCAATGTTAGCAGCAGTTGGACAGTGGCCATAGCCATAAACTGGCCAGATGGAGCTAACATTATTATAAAGAAATGCACCCTGTTGGGAAATACAGGACACATTATAAAGCAAACCAGACAATAACTGCCTGAAATAAAAATCACCATGGTGTACATCATGTGTATCACCACTATAATCCGCAGAAGTATTGCGGAAGAAACAATATGGCAGCTGACAGGCTACAGCGGTCATATTGTCAGACTGACGGGTGCTATTCCACCTTGAATCTACTACCTGCACAGGCATAAAGCGCTTAGGCTTACGAAGACAGATAGCCTTTGAGGGTATAGTTAACAAATATTCTAAGGACACTGCCTTATAATTACCGGGAGTTAAAACAAGATACATACAAGTGAGATCAAGACCTGGATTCTGAGCAGTGTTGCCTACATCCAAGGTCGAATTGAAGCCATATAGGACACCAGTATCCATATTATAGTAACTCTGAGAGTCAGTATAATATTTGTTGGCAGGATCCGAAGAACTGCCCCTGGAATGACCATTAAAAACACAGAGCGGGACTATGAATTCATCACAACCTTGTAGTGTGAAATTAGCCTCACTCACATAGTAATAATCAACATAATTAGATTCCTTCGAAATGAAGGTGGGATTATTGAGTGTTAAAGTTTTGTCTTTGCAAATGGAGGTGGGCTTGGCGTTACCTCCATAGGCATAAGGCACAATAACAAAAGATAGGCTCCTATATTGGGCCATCTTCTTGTACAATAGGGCATAAAATCGAGCTTTATTGCCCATCCACTTTTTATTATCTCCTTCAACCAGGCATTTAAATCCATGGCTGGGACTAAAATTAACTCCTTCATAAAATATTATTTGGTCTCCCTCACCCGTATAATTGTAAAAATCAGTAAAGTGAAAACTCCGGAAGAGAGAATTACCACTCTTCGCAGCTATCTTTCCTGAATTACACAATTTTGGGTCGAGGTCTAGCCAATCTAATTTAGGGTGACCATTGTTTTCTACATAGGTACAGTCAGAACGACTGTCACCAAATAGAAACCAGTCATCATTTAAATGTGAAACGATGTTAATAGGTTCATTGAACCCTAACACCAGCTGACAGCCAATCAGCAAAAGCAGTGTGCGAGGAGCCATAGCTATGCACATTCTGCCCATTTCAACAAAATAATAAGTTTATTACACTAATAGTGTAAAAACAAATCAACACATACAACCCTTCATTCTACATACGATACGAAAATAGATACTATTATCATGCACATATCTGAAGAAGTAGGTGTTTCTTTGATAGTGGTAACTTAGCTCGGCCCACGCTTCTTCATCATCCTGGGGTAGGTCGCCAATTTCTAAATCACCACGTATTTTCTCAATGCAGCAATAGCCAAATATATCGCTAAATTTGGGTGTTGGAGGCTTATAACAAAGTCTCTCACCACACCAAACACTTAGCTCACTACAATAAAACCCATCTATTTTGGAAGAACCTATCTTCACAAGCTCAAGCCTAGAATCAGTTAATATGTTATTATGCTTGAGGTAGAAGGGTAATTTATAATAGAATTGCATCGCATTTATTTCTTTTTCTTCCTCAAATTGGGCCACAGTGCAGTGCGGAATCCATACTCTGGATTGGTCTGCAGTGCAACCCATCTTTCGGAGAATTTCAACAATATCCACATGCAACTCTTCGAATCCTTTAACATCAAGAACAAGGCATCTGCCAAGCATATGGGGGTTGTCAAAGACAATGTATCCCTCATATGCTGCCAGATCATCTAAAATTTCTTGTATTGCAAATTCCACCTGTTTGTATTGATCTGCTTTAATATCAAGCATAGTAATACTAACATGTGGTGCCTTCTGTAATTTACAGTCTAAACCCATTTCCACAAGTTGAGACTGAAGCTTTAAATACTTACCCATAAAGCCACTAAATTGGGCTAAAGGAAAGTTTATGAAATGATTAGGCTTGTCAGCAAAGGCCATTTTCGCAGCCATGACAAGTATAGATTTATTTAACATTTACTAGGCTATCGCCAACAAAAACTTCTTTGCGTGTATCACGCACTAATAACCTGCCCTTCTCAATCAAGGAGAGGACTAAGTCGTTTATTTGGTCTGGTTTAAGGCTAACGACAGCCGTACCAGCCGCTTTCAAGGGAAACTTACTCATATCAAAAAGACTGTAAGCCCCTCCATTCCACATTGTACTATTTCTCCAAAACAAATAGTTGGCATGCATGGTTTTACCATCAATCTCAGTACGGGTTCTATTCAACCAATTTATGCCAATCAAAAATCCTTCACTTGAAGAGGCGTTTACGTTGGTGCAAAAGATTGTCCAAAACGCAAACTTCCCCATTAAACTATATAACTCAGCATTCCAAGAAAACTCTGTTATTTTTATGGCAACACTGCCACCCAGAGCCAACTTGTCACAAATTAAATGACAGAGGTAAGTAAAGAATCCATCTTTACTCACATTGTACTCCCCAATGTTCTTAGTAAGAGGGTCGTACATATCAGAAATTATCAGATCCCACTGACAATCAAAGGGTAAGGTTATACAATTTCCGTAATATGAGGCAACGCTGTCACTCACAAATGGATTCACATCATTATCTACAAGAATACTGCCCGCTGGTAACCACTGCCTAAGAACTGCAGAACCAGGGGCGACACCCTTATCAGAACCAGCACCAAGGTGTAAAACACGCATGTTAGCCGGAACTGCTATTGTTGTAGTATTCAAATATTGACATAATTGAGTATACTTAGCAACATTCATCAAACATCCTGTAGGTAAAGTAATCGGCTTGCCATAATTCCAGAGATTTACTCTTTCCAATGGCGATTCCAAATACTTGTATAATACAGGCATAACATAGCCAGGTTTCCAATCAGCAGCAGCCTGCAAACGAGGATAGAAAGTCATAACCTTCTCCTCATTACACCACAACATAAACTGGAAATCTTTAAAATCAACATTCACATTAACAACCTTACTCACACAATTTAGATTCAGGGACTTTAAAATGTCCACAAAATCATCTAACAACAAATCAATAACAGTGCACACACTCTTACTACTACCACTGTTCTCGTCAGTGATAAAGTATGAGTGGATGCTAGAGTCGTATGAGACGAACTCTTGAATAACCAGATTGGATTTTCGCTGCCTACGGGCTAAGCCAATAAGCAAATGCAAACCTCCAATAATTTTCTGGTTAAAACTACCATAAACAACGTGTTCAAACGCGTAGTCCTGTAAACTATATTTTGTAACGAACACGTCTTCATCTAAATCCATAAAATCTTTCTCCATCTCTGATCGAGGTGCGAAAGAGGATAAAAATCTGCTTTGAGTAAAGATAGTGCCACGTGCTAGAGCTTCATTACCGCTGAGATCACCCACGCGATTACCAACCGGATTACCTTGTGGGCTCCGGTAATGGCTCGGTTCAAGGCTCTCTGTACGGCTGAAGATAACATCGTCACCGTCGCTCCTCATAGCAAACCAAAATTCCACATCAGAATCTCCAACTTTCTCCACAACTACGCCATTCAAATCGGCACGTTGTGGGCCTTTAATCATCGACAGATTTTTAATTTTTGTCGTGTTAATGTAGACGCCATTCCGGCACTTCTTAAAAGCTTCAAGGGCACCATTATCACGACCATCAAAAAGTACATTCAAACTTTCAATGCACTGTAAATCTGTGTATTTGCAGACCTTATACGTCGAACTGCAAAACACACTATCCTTAGCATAATCCCAAAGGACGTGACTCCAGCACACGTCAATATTCAAATTTCTAAAGAGCTTAAGCTCTGGGTGGGGCCGAATACTGCGCTTAGCAAATAATTCGACAGCCACATTAGTAGGGAATGGCGTGTTATTTTTAAAGACCACGACATCCTCATTTTGAATCTTGGCAATGACTTTCTCACCTATAATGGCACATGGCAGTTCACCCGCACGACCATCAAAGTGTCCAGCATTAACCAAATTATACACTACATTTTCTAAACTTTGGAGCCTAGTAAAAGTATTCCAAAGGTTATAAAAATCAAAAGTCTTATAGACCCAAAAAGTAAAACCCGCTGTGGTTGCCGTATTGTAAGACTCAAGGTACTCACGATACTCCTCAGCATGTTTTAAGCAAACAGCGCCACCTAAATTGCATCTTGTAATGCATGTAGCGCTCCTTAATGGGACATAATCTACCTGCTTAGATTCCATGCCTTCCATATACACACAAGGTGTATCTGAATAATAGAAGAAAGGCATAGGCTTCAAATTCTCGAATGCAGCCCGGGTAAAAGGGCTAGTGTGGAATGCATGTTTGTTAACATACAGACTACCACCATTACAGCCAGGGAGATTTAATTTGTTTAACACGCGCGTGTCAAACCTACACACAACTGCATTCGCGGGATACTTATCCACATTGCAGTTCCAGAACATACATAGACCATCTAAAAATTGATCTTTATGTGCCTCGTACTTATAAACAAACTGTTTAACAGACTTAACAACAGGGGAGGCATCATAAAACTTAAAATCATATCCTTTGACACAGGCAAGACCCTTAGGGTTGCCAATGTCATAACACACATCATACCTATTGCATAGCATCGCAGCCCTAAACATTACGCGCTGCAATAACCTACAGGAGGTATTAACACTGACCTCATTTAAAATAATGGGGTATTCTAAATTCCAATTGACAGATTTACAAAAGCAATCATGAACAGCTAAGCAGCGGGTCATGATAGCATCAGATGATGCGACATGAGCACCCTTATGCACGCTGCAAATAGGGTCATGGTTGCTAGTTAAAGATCCTGTATATCCCCACTGTTGAATATCAACTATTAGTGGGTTATACAGATAATCACAGGAATAACTATGTCGCCAGCATCCATAGTATCCAGTTCTAGAATTAAAACATGTCGCCCGCTTATTGCAGACACTACAAACAACTTCTTTTCCGACTTTAGCGAAATATCGCAAACATGTGAGCTCAAAGCTGGCAGCCCACGTTACAAGTACAACACTATCTGCCAAATCCACTAAGTGGTCTGACAACATTTGTACTATTCGAATTCGAACCACATCCCATTTCTGCCCTCTAGACATAAGTGGAACGAGGTGTTTAAATTGTTCGCCGGGAGGAGCTCGTGCTGCTGCCTTTTTAAAGACATAGCCTTCTCTCTCAGCAAACATTCCAGTGGCCTCGACAACGAAATCAATTCCAGTCGAAAAGCCTAATTGTAATGGGAAGTTTGTCCCAATGCTATCACGCGTCGCATGAGCGCCTTCTGCGTCAAAGCCAACCCAAGCTCTAACACGTTTGATAGCTTCATCTCTTGTTATAAACAGCTTACAATAACCATCAAGGGTCAAGTCAAGCTTGAATCCCATGAGTGATATAAGCCGCGAGTAAGTGACAGAAGAATCAGCAACATTAAGGCAAACGGCTAAATCACCGCCTACCTTATATTTATCATCAACTGCCAAAAAAGACGGTGCATGGGCTGGGTGATACCCATCATAGCTCTTGCTACAATCCTTAAACAAATTTGTAGTACACTGCAATCGTGGATTGTTAATCTTATCCAGAGTCAGTGTAGTAAAATTAAGAGACTCAAATAATTGCATACTACTCATGACACAGAGGATACCCTTCTTAGCACGTGTAATAGCAACATTGAATCTATTTACATTAACAGAATGCGCTGTTTCCGCAGTCTGCGAATAAATAACAAAATCATATTCAGAACCCTGCGCTGAATCCACTGTCTGGGTTTGTAATCCCAAGACCCTCTTAGCAACATAGTTCTGACTATTATAGGGACTAATAAATACGGCATTACTCCAACTGGGATTTGCCTTTAAAAACTTACTAATTAAATGTATTTGCTGCATATTGACAGCACTAGAACTCTCATGTGTAGTCTGGCCTTTGTAATAGACCTTAAAACACATGGAACTATTATCATTTTTAGCCTTCAGCTTATTATTATAAACCAAGGCTGACACCGTATCCACAATCTCCTTAGGGCATCTATAACAGGTGCCCAAGAAAATATCTGGACCCAAACAACACATTAGCTTGGTAACGGAATTAAAATATCTAGGTTCTAGAGTTCCCTTATTCAGCAGCACACGAGGTGCAGGTAACTGAGCAGGATCTCCAATATAAACATAATGCTTAGCCCTAACACGACTGTTAATAACAGACAGCTCATAATTGGTAAGCATACTAACTTCATCAACAACAATAATGTCAGTCACCAATTCGGGTAATGCATTTATTGTAGTAAACACATACTTACGAGTAGTGTCATTGACCTTAAATTTATCATAACAATCTACACGCACCTTTGCAGGAACAATACGCGTGCAGTCATTAATATTTAAAAATTTATGTGCCTTTTCACACAGCGCGTCAACTGCAGCATGGCTAGCAGCGGTATATACCACGCGCGCTGTACAATAATAAACAGCTAGCCCAATGGCTAGATGGGATTTACCAGTACCAGGCGGTCCCTGTACAGTACAATATCGCTTCATTCCAATGTGCTGATAATTAGGCACATTGTTCTGAAACGTCTCAGGCACACTATAAACACTAGCAAAGCGAATGCTAGTATAATTCTCCTGCGGTACTAATGTAGGAGCACTTAAACTAGACACTGCATGTGATGTTAAAATGAAGACATCACCAACAGATAGCTTATAAGTGGTTGTGGCGCGATAATACACACCATTAGTCAACTCACTCTTATCAAAAACATACTCACCTAAAACTGTCTTACCATTATTAGTAAAATGGTAGCCAGTAAAAACATAATTTTTATTAAGTGGTGGTCTCACTTTACCAATTTCCCAAGACAAAATTAACTCCCGATCGCTCACGATTTCGCGGATTGTTGCTGACGCATAACATTGCTTAAAGGCCTCCTCAGTGGCCTTCTGCGTTTCTGCGGCAAACAATTTAAGGCGCTCGGTACACTCATTAGCTAGCGCATAATCATCGACTTCTGTCCATTTGCAACTAGCTATTTTATTAAAATCCTCTATATACGGCGAACCAGTACAAGATTGTTTATATAAACCAAAAACCATACCATTCATCACCAATTTGAATGAATACTGTGGCTTATGATCCTCACAATAATATGACATACCACCTAAATACAATTTGGTAACATCATTTACATCACATCCTGGCGAATTACACACATATGGTGAAACACTCAGGACATATTTGTGATCAGTAGCCATAACATGATCATATGAGCACTTGCAGCACAGCAAAGGCTTGCGTATGCAACTACCACAACGTAATGATGTTTGAGAACTACAGACAACGCAGGCACCAACGCTTTGCATCACTGCACTTCTTAAATACATGTTCTTGTAGAATGTCTCATCAGTAAACTTTTGACCATCACAAGTACTTAAAATAACACTGTAGCTGTCCAGGATCTGATTACCGAGATCGTTGTACAGCTTCTTTATATATTCTAAATATACCCGGAACACATTTTGATACTCTGGGTTCTCATGGTGTACTAAAGGATAAGCATCAATTGCAAGACTTACAAAGCGCTCTATCAAGAGAACGCTATCAGTCTTTAATAAATCATCAACAAAACAGCCTGCTCCTAAGATTCTCGAAGGATCAGGATATGGAAGGTAAACTTCATCACCATCCATCTTAACTAGCATTGTATGTTGAGAACAAAATTCATGCGGTCCCTTTTCAATGTCCGTTTCGACCCAACATTTGGCCTCAGACATAAACACATTATTTTGATAATATAATACCTGTTGAAAGGCACTTATATTAGCAATATAACCCTTGGACGCAAACTCTGAATTATAACACACAACACCATCATCACTCAAAATCATCATACTAAAATGCTTATTTAAAAACTCATAATACTCACTAACAAATGCGGGGTCAACATGGTCCGCACGATACACATTAGAGTATAGGCGCTTTTGCAACTCGCGTATACTCAAATCTTCAATTTTGTGTCCATTGCATGCCATAAGCGAGCATACATTGGCGGAAACAGCTTGACAAATGTTAAAAACAGAATTAGCAAAAGCAGTGGTTGCATCCCCACTGCTAGTGCCACCAGGTTTAACATAATAACAACCACCACACATAACAATTTCACTCAAAACTTGGGCGCACTCGTTCGCAAGACGATAGAATCTATCTGTATGCGAACAGCACGAATCATGTTTACGGGCTAACACCAAACTACTAACAATACGTAGTATGTTTGGCATAGCACGATCACACTTAGGATAGTCCCAACCCATAAGTACAGGACTATCAACATCTTTAATAAGGCGGCGTAACATGTCATCCCAACCGCCATAAAACTTCGTGGTGCCTATAACTACAGGCACACCACGAGTAGCTGCTATACTCTTTAAACACTTTTGATGAAACATTCTGCCAGTCATAGTACTAAGGATGGAGACACCAGCAACAGTGCGGGCTCTATTCTTAGCACTAATAGCATATTTAAGATTCATTTGAGTTAAGGTCGGCAGGACATTGCGTTTAGTATACGCATAAATTTCGTCCTGCTCCTCAAATGATAATGCTTCATAGTAGAGTCTGGCCTTTCCAAATTTATTAAATGGATAGCCAGCACTCTTGTCATAATTATTAACAATGACCTGTGTTGCAGGTATACACCCACCCTCATAGATCTCAAAATACTTATTAACAACTTCCAAAACAAACAACAATTGTTTAATATCCACCATAGTGGGGAGATTATACTTATAATAATTATAATCAGTAATAGCAGCATTACCATCCTGTGTAAAGAAGAAGTGCTTCAAATCAACGGAGCTCCCCTCCTTAAACAGGCCTTTACTCAAAATAAACTCATAAAAATCCTGATTAAAATTGCCAGGTTTAACTGTTTGAAATTTTACGCCACTTGTAATAGCAGCTACGCTAAAACAACATGTGCGCAAATCAAGCAATGCACTAGCAGACGCCACATGAAGGGCGGGATCGGCAGCATACAAAAGCAAGTCTTTAAGAGACAGACGATAACGATGTGTATCCACATCCATATTCATAACAACACCTAATTCTTTATAATGGTAGCCAATCGACACAACGAAAGGAACACCATCCACAAATATCTGCCTAACAAGAGGCCCAAAACAGGTCTTAGGTAAAACCATACTAAATAGTATATTAAAATTGGCGCAATGAATAATGCACCTGTCATCCTCGCACTCGCAGGTGTTCGGGTGGTAGGTCATACTCCAATGCTTAAAATACTTATTAAAGAGCTCTAGCTTGAAATCAGTAAAATCATACTGCACAAGGTCGAACTCCCTATAAGTACCATTAACATACAACTCACTATCCAACGCATGACACATAGTCAGCATTGGCATCATATAAGAATAATAAGAATCTGCCACAGCAACACCACAACCAGGCACTGTCTTGACAAAATCTCCAAAGTCATACCATTGACCATATAAATCTTGATTATCAAGTGTTAAAACACCTACTAAGCCAGCCTCCACTAATGCGTCTGCAAACTTAGCAGTATTAAGCAGGGCTCTATTAAATATAGGTCCGAGCTTCTTATACACATTAATAATATCAGGATTCTCAACAAAATCATACCAGTCCTTCTTTTGAAAATAGGACTCACCACACTCAGCATATGTAAGGAGAATTTCCTTGAGAGTTGAACAATCATTGCGGTCGAAATGACGCAATGCATAGCAAAGATCTAACATAGTAAACTTTGAAAGATCTTTGCGGACTATGTGTGGTACTCGACTTCCCTCAACATCAAATGTGAAGAACTCGTGTTCAGCCACAACACCACATTCTTTTGTCAACTCATAGCATTCTTTCTCCTTATTATACACTTCTAAATTGGTTCTTTTAACAACAAAGAACTTATCCAACTTGTTGCCGTCCTCATCTACACGCTGGAAGCGGCAGCAATTCACTTTATAATACAAACCAATGCCAGCTCGATTAGCATTACAAATATCAAATGCCCTTAATTGAACATCAGTGTCCAAGCCACTGGCACAGGGTACAAGACGGGCATTTACACTTGTACCCCGAACCCGTTTAAAAAGTTCGTGTCTTTTGACTGAAACTGGGAGCCTGTGCCTACACAGGAACAGCTACCATCTCGCCAAAAGCCACAAACCTGACAAACATCATGCGTCAACACATATAACACAGGATCTTTTATGCCTAAGGGCACTTGGACAAACTTGCCGCGTAATTTGCACAATCCATCAACATCTGGATGTTCAACACGCGAGCGGCAATATATACAAACGGAAGCACCACCATAAGAATCCTGGTTAGTGGTTGCCTCCGGCTTAATAGTAATGGCCATACCAGTGCCAGCATGGTCACATAACATCTTAACACAATTAGTAACAGGAACTCCACCCTGTTGTATATAATCCAAGTAAGTTTTCTTAGGATCTACAGAAAACGCACACAACGACAGTATTGCAGAGTTGGAGGCATACTCAGTTGCCGTACCTGCCTGCAATCTCACTGTCGATGATAAGGTGCCTACAACCCATCCTCTAGCTAATGTGTTACACCCCTTGACAAAGTAAAGGTACTTAATTTTAAGGCCCTTCACATCCTGAACTGAAAATTTACAGGGAGGATCCAATTCCAAAACAACACAATTTCCATCTTCTTTTACTATCTTAGTGTACTTGAGACCATCACAGTCACTAAGTATAGCATACACAATCTTACCCGTGCCAGTAGTATTATAATAACACTGGGTAGGAGTATTACAATTCATATCTGAGCCACTATTGACTACCTGAGTTCTCAACTTCTGAGGCATCAACTCATTGTTCTGCAAAACGACAGTAGACACTTCATTATGCCTATTTGCAGCAATGACTAGGGGCCAGATTGAATTAACATCAATCTCATTCAATTGTTTAACAGCACCATCAGCATCTTGAATAGACTGTATATGCCATACATTCCCAGCATAGGTGACATACACATTATCCACAACTTGATCAAAAACCTGCTTATCTGGCACTATTATAGTCAGAGTGTTTGAAGTCAATGATGGTATTGCATTCAAAGGTACACAACCCTTAACTGCATTATCTAAGATAGAATTGAGAGCTTGGTTATCTAGCTTACGAACCATACTAAAAAGCATGGTTTGCAATGCCGACACGACCTTACTCTTCTTATCATTAATTCTAGCTTCCTTGTACATATTTGTAAGAGCTAAATCAGCCATACGTTCCAGCTTACGAGCAACAGCTCTATCGCGCTCATATGCTGACTTAGCAATATTACAAGCCTTCTCTAGCTGCTTAATCTGTTGTTGATTAGCAGAGCCGCTAGCCTTGGCCTCATCTAAATTCTTCTTAGCAAGTTCATACTCAACGAAGCTAGCCATATTAACAAATTCACTCTGTAGGGCATGCAAGACAGTATTGTCGCGAACGTAATCATCGCTCACCTCTTCAATACTTGCAAGACACTTGCTGTCCACTGCTGCTGGATTAGCAAATAAAACAACTAAGAGCTGAGCCAACTTATCGAAGGCCACGCTCAAATCAGATGTAGCCAGTATTTCATTATGCAAAGTACTGCAATACTGCCACAACTTAGAATTAGATGCAATATGCAAGTGCTGGAGGCAATTAAGCAACACAACATTAGCACATTTAACATCCGTCAATCTTGATTGAATCTGAGATACTTCAATGACTGGCACACCACCAATTCCCAACAGCTTAAAATTAAGCACCAGGGCTTCAAAACTATTTTTGGGTGGGCGCAAGCCATTAGCATTCATATAACGTAACTCCTGCACGGAGATTTTATAATTATAGACGCCCAATGGCATCCTAAAAATGCTATTAAGGAGTGACAAGACGCCCCAATAACAACAACACACATAACCTATACACAAATAGCTCAAAAGAACTAATTTTATTTGCGGTACGTCTGTGAAGTACAAGACATTCACAGCCAACCATTTAGCAATGACCTTGGCCGTAGCCAATGACAACATGGTAGTCCATGTATACGTGCCAAATAGGGATGTGAGGAACAATAGTACCTCTTCCTCTAAATTGGCACCAAAATACCACATAGATACCAGGCTGACAAGTCTACCAACCAAGAACATAATAGAGAATACGTCGTGATTTATGCTACGCATGGTGACAAACACCATAGCGATTAGCAACACAACACCATATAAAACTTCATCCATGTATGTATAATCTACAGCAGGGACAAAATGTGAAAGCCAAGCATAAGCAAGGCCTCTAAAACTCTGTTTATACACAACCAAATAGTTGGTGTAAAACAATGTGCATAACACAGGCATAATATACATAGTTAAATACAAATGCTTATGCTTGATCAACAACATAGCAAAGCTTACAAAACAAAGTGCACACAATGTCACGCCCAACATATGGGTAGTAACATACATAAACATAGTCCATTTTACAAATGCTGCGATAATGCTACAAAACAGAAATGTTGAAGCCAATATCCAGCAACATGTGCCTTTAATAACTCTTGTGCGCTTTGACTGTAACTTAACACCAGATAGTTGTTGATAGACATCGCTGGGTGTCAACTCATCTTCTAGCACACAACTACCTAAAATTTGTTTGCCCTGGAATCCAGAATAAAGACGCTTAATAGCAGCCAGCACCTGTTCAACTGTAACGCCTGTCATAGAAGCAAGCGCATCCAAAACAAGATCAGCTTTGATTGAGCTAAAACCATTGGTCATAGCCCAAACATTAAATTCTTCCAGAGAACAACTATCACTTTGCACAAACCAATTGCACCTGTTAAGAATAGCAGCGTAAAGCCAAGCTACAACATTAACAGTCTGCGTATAATCTTGAACTGGCAATTGTACAACCTGAGCATCTCTATAGGGACCATAGAAGTTCCCGCTAAGGTCAGTACCGGTATGACAACCAGTACTCAACTCTAGCTGATGCATATAAACAAATCGTACACTATCGCCAGTTAAAACATATCCTACAGAACCGCAAGATCCACACAAAAAGGAGCCCTTTATGGTATGGCTGCTACGCATAACAACATGGAAGGCTCCTTGAGGTCTGCCATTGTATGCAGCCAAAACAGTAAACGTCTCACCAGGCTTAACAACACCGAAGGAATACTTTGGTGTGTTAGGATTTTGCAATGTTACAGTCAAAACAAGTAGACTGCCCTGCATTTGGTAAGACATCACGGTAAGGCTCATACGGTCAGACATAACACAAAAGTCACTTGATGTCACTCTACAAAGCAAATTAGGATAATCAGGGTCTGTCATGTCATCTGAAGAACAAATAACATGTCTTGGACAATAAACTTTATCATCCAACCACAACCCATTAAGTGTCATATTACCATAGGTAACACTAACTACACAAGGTTCCACTTTCGATGTGGGAGACACCATTTTGACTATACCAGACTGTAAAAATGATGTAGTAACAGAAGCAGTAGGAGGCTGATAGAGAACATCATTACCATTGTTATGGTTAAAAGTTTCCATAGCCTTTGCCAGTTGCGAACAGGCAGCCTCTCTGTAAGCAGCAGTATCCATTTTGCCACTAAAATAGCGATACTTGTTATAAAGACTCAAGTACCTGTTAAAAGCAACATCAGAAACAGAATTTTTCAACTTACAATAGGATTCTTTAGTAATCATAAAGGTAGTAAGGGCCATTTCTTCAAATGTGCCGTCACTACGAACCTCAGTACCAATTTTGCGGCAGTAAGAAAACAACCACAAAGCATGGTTTGAAACAACGACTGCCACGTAAATAATGCAGAACCACAAGGGCATAATAGCACCATACATGACAAGCCACTGCAAATGCATAACAACACTTATCTCCGAGGGGAAATAGAGCGTCGTATAAAAATAAAAACAAGCATATAAACAAGACAAGGTGGGATAAACCTGAAACACAAATAGCATCATGAAATTTATGCACCACACAATGACATTGATCACTACAACACTAGTGTAGTCACCAAACGCACGTTTAAGCTTTATTAAATAATAAAAAGCTAAAACAACAATAATTGCAAGGATAGCACCAGCCACTGAACTCGCCGTTAAAGCAAAGAAATCAATAGGCTGGACTAAACCTCCTAAAACTTGATGTATTAAATCAAAAGCATTCCTACCACAAAAAGTTCCAGGCATAGCCCTATAATACGGGTTATTCAGTACCCATGAACTATTAAAATTAAAACAAATACCCTCCTCGGCCTCCTCACATAAACCAACCCTGCAGTAGGTCATAGAGCGAGTGCGCACAACACGCACAATACCCTCACTAACAACTTCAGGAAAACGTATATAACCATTTGAACTAGCTAGGTTATAACGGACATGAGGGACCAAAGAACTATACAGAGAAGCATTATGCATAACACCCTCCGTATAACAATAAGGATGCGGGGTTCCATCTGCATGCGCTAGCATAGTACAGAGCGACGACAACACGCAACCACTAGCATAAAAGTTATCATAAGGAATTTGCATATGTGGCGTATAACACTGCACGCTATCAGTAGCAAATGCATGAGTTATAAAATGCAACACATGAAATCCATGTCTTAAAACTTTGGTAGGAACATTAAATAAGGTATGACCAATGTCTTGGTCTATAACAGCAACCACAACAGGACAAGCCTTAGAGTTACGGTAATAGGCAAGACCAAATGTAGACTCATACCATTGATCAAATTGATTAAATTTGTTTGCGAAGCATGCATCAGTAACAGACACATCTCTTAGCACACCATTTTCTATAACTTTAAAACTGGCATATAAAGGCAACTGCATATCTGATTTGTGCACCGCATAAGTCGGAATAAGAGCCCACAATACAATGAAACAAATCAAATTAGCAACAAACAACCATTGAAGAAATTTACTAAACACAGCGCCTCCTTTTAGAGAGAACGGTGTGGTTAAAATAGGAACATTTGCCTCCTGCTTATTATAGGTAAGCTTAATCTTTAAGCCAGTTTTTGAACATGCTTTTCTAAGCCTATGCTGCAAGTCAGCAGACAGCTGATTAAAAGCATCCACAGACCATATGCAAGCCACATTAGCGGCTTTTGCAACATTAGATTGTACATGCTTAGCATTATTCTGAATAAGGACACCCAAATCAGCGGCAACGATAGTATCACTTTTAACATAGGTGGGAACCAAATTATTACAACTCTCATCCGTAAAATCAACACCAGCATTTACTGCCGACATAACGGACTTAGTAATAGACCTGGTTTCAACATCAGAATCTATAGCACACTTACGTCGAGCGCAACCAACAAAGGTGTCCATAACCTGTTCAAGCTGCACACCCTCCTTTAAAGAATTGTGCGCAGCATTTACAAAACTTGTTAGACTCTTGCGATCCACGTCAAGGACGTTCAGCAATGAATCTACATAGAGGTCAAACATAGTTTGACTAACAGACAAACCAGTGTTGGCGGTAGTTATTAATTTCTTTTCTACCATCAACATAGGTCTATAAAGAGATTGTGCATAAAACACTGCAGCGCCGAGAAAACCAGCTTTATCAGCTTCATTCTCAACAACCACAACATGCGTTTCAGGCACACCTTTCACTTTAGAATGCAGCAGACCATTCATGTCCACAAACAAACTAGCACTAACATCATCATAAACACGCTGTCCATCTCTCTCATAGAACAAACGCATTGAACAACCAACCTGTTTAACCTCTGTGACCGAGTAATAAGCAGAGTCTGTTGGATTCACAGGGCGTTTCAACTCCTTAGAGAGGTCCGCCGCTGCTTCAAGGGTTATGAATGTATTGCCTGGTTTCCAGGAATCGCAATTAAGACAGTTCCACTGGTGCTTTGTACAGAAACCTGTGCCGCCGTTAGCCATCACATCGTAATAGCGTAGTGAACCACCAACAACGGTGCTACACTTAACACGGACACTACGGTTTCTCTTATAACAAAACAGGCAACCAGGATTACTACACCCATACATAACATGTCTACAAAGACAATAGACCTTATACATAGCTGTCACCACGATGTAAAATCGCAGTAACGTAAAAGCTGGGAGCATATTAGCAACAAACACAAACAAACGAGCACTCCAATGCATAGTCTCCAGCATAAAGAATTCAGGCAACCATGTGGTCAACAACTGCATTCCAATAAGGACAAACAGTGGATAGAAGCACACAGTATAGAGAGAGTAGCCGATAATAAGCTCGACCACTAATTTAAGTATGCTAATGTAGTCAAAAGACACACGCCTATCTACAACGTGTTGAACAACATTTATAGCATCATAGCTGTCCAGCATATCAAAACCTGAGAAGCATAGCTCACATACCATACTTCCATTACAAAAAGAACTTCTATAGCCCAAATCCGTCACCTGGTAGAAATCACAGATGGTTGACACGCCAAATGTAGTCTTAAACCACGCAACAATCTGTCCCACAAAAGTAGGGAGAGATCCAATATTAGGCAAATAAAAGTCACTCAAAATAACATTGGCATACAAAAAGTTAAACCATAATAAAAAGACTGTTGCCACTAGGAAAAAGCCCCTAGACACAACACTCCAATTAAACGTCTGTAAGGCATTCTTAAAAGCCAAACAGCACAACTTAAAAGTAAGCTTTGAAGCTAATTCTGTGGTGTATATAACCTTATTATCAGTATTAAACTTTATCCAACTAAAACAATAGAAGAAGAACCACTTCACAGCACCATAGCAGGCAATAGCTTTCGCCTTGACTACTTTTGGCGCTACGAACTCTTGCCTCTCATCTCTTAATAACAATAACTTAGTGGGTATTACAATTTTACCCCACTTCACATACTCTCTAACAGTCGGTGAATTTACTAGTCGAGACAACTCATTAGCCGTCCAGACCACATACTTACACCCTGTCAGGAACATATCATCAACAATAGACAAACTTTTAACAACTTTGGTGTCGCTAGTGGGGTCATTAACAACCACACTATCTTCCACCTTAACAGGCTTTTTAACACCATTCAATTTAACCTCTTTGACATCAACAGCTGAAACAGATGGCTCTTGATGAACCTCTGTAACAACCTGCTCCTCCACATTATCAGAAGCACAGGCTTTTTGCTCCTTGGCAGTACCGGCATCGGCTGACGCATCAGCACTAGGGACGCCGGTAACAAGGACTGCAGCCGGCACAGGCTCCTTATCCGTGGGTTCACTGACATCAACAGGCAACACATTAAATTTATTTTCACAAACGACACTAGGTCTATTAAAATATGTGAGCGATTTCAGCGATGCTTCCTCATGGCCAAGCCAGACAACCGGTTTACCAAAAGTAATGCACCCGCTTAAGTACCGACTCACATACAAATCATCACTAGCCAACACCACATCTCCAGTAGCTGTTGGCCACTCTGTAATTTTATACTCCACAAAGGGAGAATCACAATCAAATCCCAGCTTAGCATTGAGTTTTTCAGCTATACTATGTCCCACCAATTTAAAATTGGTATAGACACCATCAACCTTCTCAAATGTTCTAAATTGGGCCTTAATAATGGGTTTTGTATAATATTTACCAGACTCACAGTAATACTGCGATAAATCTGGCTTGTACTCCACACACTTTACATCATCTAAATAATAAGTCGTCAACACAGACGAAAAAGTTTGCTTTAAATTTTTAAGGTAGAGGCAATCGGTAAAATTACCCTTAGCCTCCGAAACCTTACTAACATTACAAGCATCATAAAGTTGGTACTTGGGTTTACATTTCACATGCGTGTAATGGCCCAAACTACCACCAGTAAAAATATTAGCTGCAACAACATCGTCAGGCAGTTTCCTGCCCTCTGGAGTGTAGGAGCAAATTAAGAATGGTACATTAAATTGGGTGCAATGCACAAGTTTACTACCGCATGTACATGCGATATTATAACCCTTGACAAGATCACTTTTATCCAATGTACCAAAATGCATAACAGCGTCAACACCTTTGCGCTGATCTTGCTTCACACCACATTTACAAATAAATTCCAAATCACATGTGGCACCACTCAAATCTGCTTCGCGCAGCACCACACGTATAAAATCAGTGGAATCAGAAGGTTCATTAAATTTAAAGCTGCCCTTTGCTAACACCAAGGACACGAACCTTAGTGGCTTACCGGAGCGGAACTCGTTCCAGGCCTCCTGCCATTGCCACTTGGGAAACTTTAAATTCAAATGCTGCAGCATTAAACATGCCACATTTATATAGCAATTATTATTTGACTGCTTGAAAGCAAAATAATTGCCACAAACAACTACTGGCCACTTACACATGCCAAGCATATTATAGTACTTCAGCAGTTGTGGTTCATCAAAACCAAAAGCATCTTTAACAGCCACAAGATCGGCCTCAGACAGACCACTGTACTGAAAGAAAACCTTACCCTTGTGAATGGCACTACACCTAACTTTGGTGACATTTATGCCATCACAAAAGACTGAACCTAATGTCTTGCCAAAAACTTCACCCTCTGTTACACAGCAGGAGCGGAAGTTAACACCATCAACAGTGCACAAGACATCAACCTTATTAGCAAGTAGAGCCCGTATTTGACTAACACTCGCCACTTTAAATAAACCATTCTGAACATAACCAAACTTTTTGCCCTGGCTAGATACAAAAATCTCTCCCGGACACTCAAAATACTTAATGGTTCTAACACCATCCACAACATCAAGTTTATTAACAAGACGCCAGTCTGTGGGCAGGCAATCCATATTAGCCTGCACAAAAACACGTGCGTCATCATCCAACTGTATATCATGTCGCAGCAATTCAACTTCCTGCAACACATCATAGCTTGCCACGAAGCAGGACGCGCCAAAAAGCGTATCACATGCATTCGTCTCAAACTTTACATCACGACACAAATTTTTGGCCAATTGAAGTGACAGTGCTTTAGTACCAGCCACAGAAGTAACTTGGCACTTCTCTATCACATCAAAATCATCTTTGTTGTTGCTAACAAGAATAACATTCTTAGTCACAACACCAAGTAAATAAGTCAAGGAAACATCAGTAGGCACACTAAATATGCCAGCCGATATTAGAGTGGTAACAACATTATCACACTTATTAATATGCTGATATGCACGCTCTAGGAGTGAGTAACATTGCCTACCTTGCCCTCGAGCATCTGGTCCCACAATGTTAAGCACCTTTTTACATAATTTACCACCAGCAGATTCATAGCATTCGCCAACTAGACAAACACCTTGATTCTTCACCATATCGGCAGTTTCTTTAATAAAAAACTTGCCCGCCGCCTTAGCTATAGCACCTGCAACACCTGCACCATGAGCCATCCGCCCATTAGCAGGGTTAACAATGACTTCGGCCTCAACCAAGCGAGCAACCTTTATAACATCTCCTTTAACAAAACAAACATTTGGCGTTATACATGAACCGTATAACTGGGCGGTCTCAAAGGGTGACATACTAAATGTCATCCCATGACCCACCATAAAATCAAATTTGTCACCAGTAAATTTGGTAACGTTCTTACCATCAATTAGCTTGCCATCCACAACAGCCATGGAATGACAATCATTAACATCTACCGCACAAGCAGCCCTAAAAACCTTTCTCGGCGTGTAAAAAGCGCAAAACTTATCATCTCGCACTCCAAAATGCAAAGTGTACGGTATATCCGCAGACAACAAGGTCATGCCACTACCACACTTACACATATGAGACACAACGTCTCCATAAAAGAACATGGCATCCAAACCTTGCAGCTTTGACGCCATGTCACACTTTAAACAACGCCAGTTAGCATGAGCTTTAAAGCTACACTGACTTAAAAAGTAATAGGCAAAATCTGCCACATAACCACCTTGTGGAAGAATAATCGACCTGGGCACGCTCTTAACTAGTTTATCCACAAAGCATTGATCATAGCCAGCCTTGTAAGACAACCAGAGCTTTTGCATCTCCAAGTCTTTAAATTCCAAAGGTAAACTCTGCATTACTATCAAAGTGGAACGCAGCCAACAATTAGTGCGCTCTATAGCAGGCGAATAGAATCCACACACTTTAAAGTGCGTCTCATCACTCGGCACAGCATAGACTGCAGACAAAGCCTTTGAGTATATGGCATCAAATGCCAAAACATCCTCATAGGTCCTGTCTGCTGGCGCATTAAGTTCAGTTTGAAGCTCATCCAAGATAGAGTCTTCAACCTCTTCGATTTCAAATGCCTCCACTTGATCGGGGCAGGCATCTAAATCATCAGCACACACAGTTGCCTTCGCCTCAGCAATCCCTTCCCTGTCGCTTGCCTCTCCGACTTCGGTTTTCTCAGCAGAGGCGATGGGAGTTTGAGATCCGACAGCATCTGGCTCAGTCAATTCATCTTGACCACCAGTATGCGCAACGCAAATTTCAGAATCCACCTCAACCTGCTCCTTGGCAACGCCGTCCTCTTGTGCATCGGCGACAAGGACTACAGAGTCGTCAGCATCATCATCTTGGTTTTCATCTGCATCTACAACATCTGCTGCGACGCAGTCTTCATCATCAGGAGCAGAAAAGGAACAATACATCCTCGGGGCAATCACTTCATCGCCTCCTTCATCAAAAAGATAGACATAATCTTCTGCCAACCTATCAAGTAAAGCACAAACTTTTGTGCCTATCACATCATGCTCCTTACAAGGACTAAGCGTACTCTCAACTGCGTCAAGCACAACATCAAGCAGCTCATCCAATGTAACATCTTTATCAACTTCAAACTCTGAACACGCCTTCGAGAGAACACTATCAAAGGTCGCATCCAGAGCGAAGATAATCTTAATCTTTCGCGTGGAGGGTACCTCCTTGACTTTAGGCTTGTCGTTAAACACGACTTTCTTGCCCGCACAGGGGAATCTCCAGCACTGATCTAACACGCCGACAGTGTCGTTATCAACAACCACGGGGTAGAATTGATCACCACACTTGGCCATATATAATTTATCTACAATACAAATCTTCTCGAAAGAAGTGGGTGGCTTACAACAGCCTTGATATGTTAATGGGGTCTTAACCACACCAACAACATCATCTTCAAAAACTGCAGGTTCACTTTCGCCCACTAAACAAGTGGCCTCACTGCAACCAACAGGCAAAACATATGCAGACAAAGACTTCTGCACAACCTCATAAACCTTACTGCCAGCCAGACATACCCTGTTTGAGGCAGTCTTGACAACAGTAAGTCCAGACAAGATAGAAACCGACATAGAGTCGATCAAAACCTTGAAAAATGCCCTGAACTTGGCAACAAAATTCTTGACTAGCTCAGGAGCCTCCTGAACAAATGTTATGACACCATTGGCCACTGCGAATAAGCCATTTACCAGCTGGTAGCAAAGCCATCCAGCGGCACTAGCAGCAATGTCCACGGCAAGATCAAACCATTCAGTAATTTTCCTGACAACGGCTACACCTAACGCCTTAAAGCGCACGGCTAGTTTGCCAGTAAACTTCTTAACATACTTAGTGGCCACTTTAACATCATGCATGAACAATAATGCCATGTCCATACACATGTCAATCACCTCATGGCTAAAATTAACCATCATCGAGGTGTAGGCCTGGCCACTCTTAATTAAATAATAACTGCGGGGCACTAAACCATCTAGCAGAAGAGGTACAAAACCATCTCCGCAGGTGGCAAATTTGCAAGCAAATTCAGCGCGCCGCTTAACAAACAAATCTACATTTTCAAGTAGGAGACTATAGTCACCTCTATTTACAAGCAATTGTCTATGATAGACATCGTCCAATCCAAGAGTAGCTCTCTGATCGAGATTGCCACACTTGTGCTGAACGTAGTCCATATATAGAGACCGGCATATAGCATCTGTCTCCTGAACAATTGCCTTACAACCAACAACTCCTGTATAAGTCAAACCAGAGTATGACTTAACAGAAGACCAAACTACTGGAAGCCACATACCTGGGTAAGGGCTCCAATACACAGCAGAACCAAAAGGCACAACAGCATGACCGTAGAGCTTAAAAGCCTCACGATTCACCGTATCAGTGCTCTGAGTAAACAGAACACCTCCTTCTGGGATTACACCTGATGATTGAGCTTCCAGTTCCCATGGCATGTAACTTTTGCTACACCCTGGGCAAGGAAAACCATCCAGCATATTGCCCGGTACCCATCCGCGAAAATCGCAGGTGTCACCACAGCAATCCACATAGCCAAACTGCGTGATAAAACCACAATCACACAGCTTGGTTTTATAACAAAATTCTGTAACGGACGAATCCGTATACAGCATAGTCTCCACCAAACGGGGGAGTCTTTTAACAAGGGCATCAGCTGCTAGAAGATGAGCAGGCTCACGCACTACCACATCTCCATCCACCACATCCTCTGTCGGTTGGCCCACATAATCAATGCTACGTAGAGTAGCAAGAGTCTGCAGACGCATAACAGCCCGCGGGTCACGATCAACATGCCAGGCCACAACTACTTCATTATCTAAGGATTCACGCCACACAGGGAATAACTCCTTCATCTCACTCAAAGTAAGGTCACCATAGTCCTCAAGACCCTTGGCGAGACATCCAGTATAGTCACAACCATACTGGTCCACAAAAAGGATGGGTTTAACACCGCGATAGCCCTTAAGAAGAGTATACGCCTTGCGAGAGTACTTACCCTTCGGGTTAAGATGAACCTCCTCGCAAGCATCCTCCACATTAAAGTCATACACAGGCATGGTAACAGCACGGCGGTGGCCGGATGTCACAGACCCCTTGTTACCACCCTTACGAAGAAGGATGGACCAGGGCTGCAACCACTGCTTCGCATACTCCGGTATGGCTGTGACTGGAACAAACCAGCCTATAAAACGTCCATTACCTAGGCATACGCCATCGGGTTGAACGGTAAAGAGTTGAAAAGCCACGTGGACGTCACAAGAACACCCCCTGGTATTACACAGGCAGACGCGCTTGAACAACCCCATGGCTGGTGTTCTAGGCAGCACACCCAAATTAGCCCATGCCTGAATAGACAAGCGCTTGGATGGCATAATCAAGACAGCACTACCGAACTGCAATGCCATCATAGTTGAGGCCTCCACCTTCTGGGGATCCTTATCTACAAAGATATCACGGATTATGGCAGACTGAACACAGCACTCCAAAGCTGGAAGCCGGCTACAATCCACCCTCACGTGATTAACCAAAGTTCTTCCTTTAACTTTCGGTTCTTGCGCAGCAGAGGGGCAAAACCCATCCTCCTCTGACCTCTCAGGGTTACCCAACTTCTCCGATGCGTTCGGAAGCATCCATGGAAATTCTGGGGCCCATTTGAAGCCGAGACCGTATTTGCCCATCTTTGCCATTATGCAACCTATGGGTGGGTTGCTGGCGCCGAATGGACACGTCACTGGCAGAGAACGAAAGTCAAGGAACCACAAATGTCAGCACTATGACAAGACCAAGCCCACGGGCATGGACACGCAGGAAGTGCCGTTTGTAAAGTTTAGATTAGATTTAAACTACAAGAGTTTTAGAGTTGAGAGGG